ATACTGCAACAGATATTGTTGGCTTTGTAAGTGATGATCCTTATGAAAGATTTGAAGTTCAAATGGACGGAACTCTACCTATAGCTAATATTGGTTTAAATACCAATACTGTTTATACGGCAGGTTCAGTTTCGAACTTTAATTCGGACGTAGAGTTGTCTTCATCAGGTGTAACCTCAGCAACAGCACAATTTAGAATATTAGGTGTATCGAAAGATATTCTTAATAAGTCTTTAGCGAATGCCACTACTTATGCGGCAAACGTGAATGTTGTAGGAATCATCAATGAACATTTCTTAAAACAATCAACAGGCATATAATAGGAGAATAAATTATGGCTATATCAAGAGGACAACTAGTTAAAGAACTAGAGCCAGGATTGAATGCACTATTCGGCCTGGAATATAAACGGTATGAAAACCAGCACGTAGAGATCTACGACGGCGGAATTGAATCTTCCGACAGAGCTTTCGAAGAGGAAGTAATGTTATCAGGATTCGCGAATGCACAAGTTAAACCTGAAGGTTCAGGTGTTGTGTTCGATAACGCTCAAGAGACTTTTACTGCTAGATATACTGCTGAGACAATTGCTTTAGCATTTGCGATCACAGAAGAAGCGATCGAAGATAATTTGTATGATAGATTAGCGTCTAGATATACAAAAGCTTTAGCAAGATCTATGGCAAATACCAAACAAGTAAAAGCTGCCGGCGTATTAAACAACGCGTTTAATACATCGTTTGCAGGTGGTGATGGACAACCATTACTATCTCAATCACACCCAACTATTGCTGGAACTTTCAGTAATACATTAGCAACTCAAGCTGATTTAAACGAAACTTCATTAGAGCAGTCATTAATTGACATCGCTGCTTTCACTGATGAAAGAGGTTTAAAAATTGCTGCTAGAGGAATGAAATTACTTATTCCTTCTGAGCTTCAATTTACAGCTGACAGACTAATGAAATCTTCAAATAGAGTTGGTACTGCTGACAATGATATCAATGCAATCAAGAACATGGGAATGGTTCCACAAGGTTACTCTGTGAACAATTTCTTTACTGATCCTGATGCATTCTTTATCAAAACGGACGTTCCTAATGGAATGAAGCATTTTGTCAGAACAGCTATCAAAACAGCTATGGAAGGTGACTTCGATACTGGAAACGTTAGATACAAAGCAAGAGAGAGATACTCTTTTGGTTGGTCTGACCCTAGAGGAATGTTCGGTTCTTCAGGCGCTTAGTACTTGATTTTAAAGTATTAATTATTTGAAAGGCCCCTTTACTGGGGCCTTTCTTTTTGATAGAAAGGACGAACCATGATGAAACAATTTTTAGTTAAAATAAGTGCATACGGATATAAAGCAGAAATGACCATAGAGGCATTAGATAGTGCACACGGAGTAGAAAGTGCTATCCTTGACAAAATAGGAAAAAAAGATATAAAGTTCACTCCTAATGGTAGTTCTACAAAGAACTGTCATTTAACCTACGAGGAGATTGTACATGGAACACAATCAGATCAAGGATCTTTATCAAACCAAAAGATCGCTTGAACTAGAGTGGGAGCAAGACCATAATAAAGAAGGTATTTATACCTTAAATATGGTTAGGATCGATGAAGAGATCAAAAAAGTAATCAGTCAAATTAAAGCGACTGAAGCTAAAGAGATCTTACATCAAGTAAAGATAGAATCCGTTGCTTCTGACTATTCTATAGCTGGCTAAATAGTCAAGCTACTATCGCTGGAAAAAGCGTTTTTCCCATAAGGATATCTTGCACTTCATTCAAAAATTCTATATAGTTTGATTACTATATATAAATATATTCTGCATAGACGCGTATAGTCGACAGCCTAGAGACTGTGTAGAATTAACTAGGAGGATAAATATCATGGCAAACACAACATTCACAGGTCCAGTAACCGCACTTAACGGTTTTATTGGAGGAGCAAACGTAAATGCAGGAGTAACAGGTACTTCAGCAGATACACAACAAGGTTCTAACGTAGCTTGGACTGTAGGAGCAAATATTTCTACACTAACTATTGCTACTGGACCAAGAGCTGGAGAAGCGTTAAACGCTGTAACTAGTGAAGGCGTACTTGTATACGTTGCAGATGGAGCAACTGGAAATTCAGTTTATGCTTTTTCAAATGGAACAGACTGGTTACGTGCAGACACTAGAACAGCAGTAGCTGCTTCGTAGTTTAAATAATTTAAGAGCTCCTTCGGGAGCTCTTTACTAAGGAGAATAAAATGGGTTCATATAAAGCAGACATACAAGCAACAAGAATTGCAGGAGCAACTACCAATGTAATCGTAGCACCACCTGTAAGACTAAGAGGAATTGTTGTTGCAGGACTAGCAACGTCCGGTACTGTTATTTTAAAAACTACCAGTGCAACTGGAGAAACATTATTTCAAGGCGATGTCCCTGCAGGAGATATTATTAATTTTTCTTTTCCTGAAGATGGAATTTTATTTCCAAAAGGAGTTTATGTTTCTACTTTTACAGTAGCTGCAGTTACTTTATTAACAGATAAATATTCTGGTCCAGGTCTAACAGCAGGGTAGGAGTCTAAATGACTAACATTACTTCCGGCACATATACTTGGGATAAGAATTTCTTCATTGATGACGTTATCACGGAAGCTTTTGAAAGATTAGGATTAGATCCTATGTCTGGAAATAACATGAGAACTTCTAGACGTTCTTTAAATATTTTATTTTCAGAATGGGGAAACAGAGGTCTTAAATTTTGGGAAGTAGAAAATAATTCTTTTACTTTAGTTCAAGGTCAAATCGTTTATAATTTTTATAGATCTCCTTCTGATGGAACTTCCAGTGGAGTTTTCAATAGTTTATCCGCAGCCATTAATGATACAGCGACTACTATTCCTTTGAATTCTTTAGTAGGGTTTCCTACTTCTGGAACTATTTTAATTGGAACAGAACAGATTACTTACTCAGGACAAAATTCAGACACTACTAGTTTAACCGGAGCCACTCGTGGCGCGAATAGTACTTCCGCAGCTAGTCACGCGGATGATGATGTCGTATACGATTACGCAACTATTTTATATGGCTATGACGATATGTTAGAAGCTTCTTATAGAAATTCTACTCAAGTAGATTTTCCTTTGACTAAAATTGACAGATCAACCTATCAAGGTTTATCGGCTAAGTCTCAACAAGGAACTCCTACTCAATATTTTGTTCAAAGACTTATTGATAGAGTATCGGTTACTTTATATCTAGCACCTAGTGCTACGGAAGCAGGAAATACTATTAACTTCTTTTTTGTAAAAAGAATACAAGATGTAGGATCGTACACGAACGCTTCGGATATAGTGTATAGATTTGTTCCGGCAATGTGTTCAGGACTTACTTATTATTTAGCACAAAAATTAGCACCTCAACGTGTACAAGAATTAAAATTATTATACGAGGATGAATTACTAAGAGCTTTACAAGAAGATGGTTCTTCTGCTAGTTCTTATATTAGTCCACGAACTTATTACCCAGGAGTCTAATGACTAATTTATCGAGAGGAAAATTTGCACAATTTATTTCCGATAGAAGTGGTATGGCATTTCCTTACAAAGAAATGGTAGTAGAGTGGAATGGAGCAAGAGTTCATACTTCTGAGTTTGAATCAAAACAACCTCAATTAAATCCAAGACCAGCAGGTACCGATGCACAAGGTTTACAATTTGCTAGACCCGATCGTAAAGAACCAGCGGTTACTGTGTTATTAGTTCCTAATCCATTTGAAACTATTTTATATTCTGGAAGTACTTATATTAATGTAAACTCTCAAAATCATGGATTAAGCACTGGCAATACAGTTCGATTTAGAGGTTTAGCAGGTAGTCCTCCTACCGGTCCTATTATACCTGATCCAACTAATGATAACGATTTATATTACTTTAATCCGATTCCTACTTTTGACGCAATCAGTGACATTGATAATGAAAACGGTTATACTATTACCGTAGGACAAATAAATTCTTCTGGAATTGTAGGAGATGTTTTAAATTATTATTATTTCCAAATACCGGGAACGGCTACTTTTGGAAATGTACAAGGAGGAGGAATTGGCTGTAGTTCAGGACCAATTACTTTACAACCATAATGACATATGCAGAATTAGTACAAAAAATTAGAGATTATTGTGAAGTAGATGCCAATGTATTTACCTCTACTATTGTAGATGGCTTTCTTTCAGATACTGAATTTAGACTTTTAAGAGACGTAGACTCTGATAATAATAGACAATATGCACAAGCAGATATTATAGCAGGGCAACGATTTGTAAGTACCCCTCTTATTAATAATCAAACTTTAATAATCAGGTCTTGTCAAATTACTAACTCTACCGGTGGAGCAGATAATTCAGATAGATATTTTTTAGATTTTAGGGATACCAGCTTCATGTCGGAGTATGATCCTACTGGAGTACAAGGATTACCTAGATATTACAGTTATTGGGATGAGAACACCATTGTGGTGGCTCCTACTCCAAACATAAATTATAACATGCAGATAAATTATATCTTGAAACCAGAGGGATTATCTAGTAGTAATACCACTACATACTTAAGTACAGAATTTCCTAACGGCTTATTGTATGCATGCCTAGTAGAGGCTTTTGGATTTTTAAAAGGTCCAGCTGATATGATTCAATATTATGAAGGTAAATATCAACAAGCTCTACAAGGATTTACAATTGAGCAAATGGGAAGAAGACGAACTGATGAATTCCAAACAGGAGTTCCGAAAGTCGGAAAACAAAAATAAGGAGTAAACTATGGCTATAACACAAGCGGTTGCAAACAGTTTTAAACAAGAACTACTAGAAGGGGAACATACGTTTCAATTTTCCGGTGGTGATACTTTTAAACTTGCTCTGTACACTTCTGATGCAACGTTAAATTCTACTACTACGGCATATGCTTCTACCAATGAAGTTCCAAATTCTGGACAATATGCTGCCGGCGGTGGAACCTTAGTAAAACCAAATCCAAGTACTTCAGTCTCATCAGGTGTTGCGATTGTTGATTTTGCAGATTTATCTTTTACGGGTGTAACGATCACAGCTAGAGGAGCTTTAATTTATAATACTTCATCGACTAACAAAGCGGTGGCAGTATTAGATTTTGGTGCAGACAAAACAGCGACTTCAGGAACTTTTACAATTCAGTTTCCAGCATTTACCACTTCAGCAGCTATTCTAAGAATCGGCAACTAATAGGAGCTAACCTATTATGGCCAATACTTGGGGTACACTAACCTGGGGAATAAACAGCTGGGGAGAACAAAGTGATGTAAGTATATCTGTCACTGGTACTCAATTAAGTACGTCTCAAGGAGACGTAACTACTACTGTAGAATTAAATTCAGGATGGGGAAGAGAACTCGGTTGGGGTACTCTTGACTGGGGAAACAATTCTATATCTACTCAAGTTCCTATTACTGGTTCACAATTAAATTTAGATCTTGGAGATACTACATTAGATCTTTTGACAATTGCTTCACCAACAGGTGTTACTGCTGCTTTTGCATTAAGTTCTGTAGACGCTTCACCGGATGCTATGGCATCTGGAAATCAAATCCCACTTTCTTTAGGAGATGCTATTGGTAAAACCGATGTAGCATTTAATGTTACCGGTAATGAATTATCTATTGTCTCTGGCACCGCGACGCTCGATGCTATTACCTTTGCAGATGTAACTGGTTTTGTTTTAGAAACCGATACTGGAAATG